GCACTAAGTGCTTGCTCTTCATTTATTAATTTAGAATTGTAGGTTAATTTATTTTCTACTAAGAATTTTTTTAAATTAAAATTTTCCATTTGCTTATAGTTCTATTATTCTAAATAATTTTGTGTTGACTCTTTTTAGTTCTGCACCCTTTGTTAATAGTATGCAGTTTTGATAGTCATTCCAATTCACTTTGAAGTTTACATCCAATGTCCCTCCATTTAAAGATTCAATTAGACGATTTAGAGAATTGATTGTGTATAGGGTGTTTGATTCTTTTTTTCTATGGACTAAAATAGTATTTTGTAGAAAGTTAGAAATATTTCCAAATTCTACGTTATAGGTACAGATATATTCATCTTGACTCTTTGAATAAAGAACAAAAATCTTATTATAAATGATCTTATATTTGGTCTGTATTGTACTTAGAATCTCTTCCAGTTGTTGTTCTGATGAGAAAGTACAAAATAGTTTGTTGCTCATGTCGGCGTAATTGTAATTATGTTCGATATCGTAATCAAACATTGTTGGCGCTACATCTATTTGTATCATTTATAAATAGGTTTTTGTTTTACAAAACTAGGTTATTACTGTATTTGAACTTGATAGGATACTTTCCTCCTTGGTTCATTATTTTTTCTAATGATTCTAATGTTTCTTTTCCATCTGATTTATCAAAATCGAATACAAAGGCATCGTATGTATAAAGTGCTAATTTACTTTTCTTATCTTGAAGAAACATAAGCACATCTTTTAATATAACGATATTTCTTGACGTTTCCAAGCTCTGCATCATATAGTTCATTAATTTTTGTGGATGCATCTCTGGGAGCTCTTGTGTAAATCTTTTTCCTGAGATTGGATCTTCTACGTATCCTTTCTCTTGGTAGTGTTGCCACAGCCTGTTTATATAATTCTGTATTCTTTCAAAAATAGGTAAGAAAGCAAACTCTGGTGGAATCTTTCCATAAATGGCATGGAAGTTGATTTGCTTTGCTTTTGCATACTCATCCTCAGCTATTTCATCCTTTCCAAAATACAATCTTGCCAATTGAACGTGAGCCGACTCATCTGTTAATTCATATGCAATTTGTTCGCATAACAATCTTAAATGATATCCATCAAAATCCATTTCAACAAATACATCGTTCTGGGGTATGATTGTTTTTCTAAATTCTGGAGCTTTGGGAATTGCTGCAAAATTTATGGAATTAAAAGCATTTGTCGGGCGAGATGTATTATTATACAAATTATACGATGTATATACAATATTATTGTCAATGTTATACGCTTCATTGTTTGGTTTAAAAAGTTCTAAAAATTGTTTATAAATTATCTTTAATCCAGCTCTTTCAATCATGAAAAAAACTGAAGTAGCTGTTTTATTGTAAAAATCAAATCCATTTGGTATTGCATATTGCAGTATGCGATTTATAGCTTTGTAGTTTTCCTCACATCTTTCAAATAGTTTTGATATAGGAATTATAGCATTTATTTCTTTAAAATTATGAAAACGATTGTAATACCAATTACTAGTTGAATTTGATCTTGCAAGTTCAAGCCTATTGTAATGAGTCATTGAATATAGTAGAGAAAGATCTATTACAGAGGGTAGTATAAAGTGATACATCAACTGTTTCTTATCAAACGTATAAAGTGTTGTGTATTGCTTTAAAATGTCATAGACACAATCTTTTGTTAGATTTAATCCTTCATCATGACTTATTGGAATAATATATCCTTCCGGATGATCTAAAGGTCTTAAATAAACTGCTACGGTAGATGTAAGAAGTGGGTGATAATTATCATTTGAAGAAATGACCTCTACATATCCCCCTTTCCTACCTAGATTTTTTAGCAATTGTATTTGCTCTTGTGTTTCTATAATATAGAACATATCTTATAACCTTTTTTATAATATACAAAAAAAGGCTTGCGTGTGCAAGCCTTGTTGTCTTTTTATTTCTTAGTATCGAAATTGGCCTTTCGAAAGTTTTCTATTTGTGTTTGTTGATCTTGTTCTATAAAAGTTTGTGATGTCTTTTCTTGCTGTTGTACTACTACTGGCTCTTCTACTAAGTATTTATAATCTGTAATAAAAGTTGAAATTCCAGGCATGGTTTTTTCCAATGCTTGAATTGTTTTTCTATTTTTAGATTCTGCTCCTTCAAATGGATATTTTCCAAACATCTTATCTTCAGCTGGTCCTTTTATTATCCAATCTATCTCTGCAAATCCTCTATTGGTAACTTCTTTCTTTGTTTGCAAATAAGTTGTATTACAATCCGCTTCAACTATTTTGTTGTTATTCTTATCTTGAACAAAACACCTTTTTGCTTTTCCACTTGCTCTTTCTGAGTTGGTTATTTTCTTTTTGAAGAATCCTCCTAGAGCTGCTCCTAGAACTCCTGCTAGTATTCCTATTGGAAAGGGAATTCCTTCATCAAGTCCTAATTGGTGATCTTTTACTTTTTCTAATTCTGTACCTGTCTCCAGTGGAGATTTTCCAGCAAAGTACTTACCATCGAAGGTTTTTACATAAAACCCTTTATAGTAATCTTGTGTTTCTGTTACAACAAATTCATTCTCTCCTGCTGATTTTGGTTTGCTGTATTTTGATTTTGGATAGTATACTCCTTTTGGGGAAGGTGGATCTGGTGGTGGGGGTGGAGACGGTGGTGGGGGTGGTGGTGCTACTGGTAGTGGAGGTTCTACTGCTGGTGGTGGGGGTGCTTGTACATACTTATTCGAATAGTCTGCATTCCAAATTCCAAAATTTTCAGCACTAAATATTTCACTTTTTTGACCATCAGCAATAGGTACACTATACCCAAACTCAGTTTCTTTAATTAAAGCACCATCGGCAAAAAGCTTTACAGTATATCCGCCAGTACCAGTTATATATGTAGTTGTAAATTTATTTACTTTGATTTCGGCCATCTTATCTATATATTAAATTTGATATTCCCAGTGCCATGCTTCCCAAGACTCTGGATGTCTTGGATTGTAGGGTAGTCTCTTAAATCCAAATGTTGCAGCGTTCTCTATCAGCCACTTATATTGTGGAGTTGATGGTGTTAGTTTTGCGCCACCACCATAAGCAAAATCTATTGCTAATCCAAATCCGTGATTTGATGTTCCTGGAGTGGCTGCTAACCCTCCGTATTGTTTTTTTACTCGTACTTGATCTTCGTAGGTTCTATAGCATGAGTTTACTTTAAAAGTAACTTTAGCTTTATCAGCTGCTACAAGTAACTTATCAACTGCAAGAGCGGCATCCACATACATACGAAGACGTCCTCCATCACTTTGATTACTGCCTAGGTATTTTTTCCAATTTGCTAGAGCACGCATCTTATCGTCTGGTACTTGTCCGTTTTTATAAGTCACTCCTTTTATTGTTCTACTTGTTCCTCCTTTTGTTTTACTAGCATCTACAGGTTTTTTAGGTGTATCATCTTTTCTATCTTCTGTTACTTTTTTATTTAATACCTCTCTTTTCGTTACTCCTGGTGGTTGTCCTGCTGCTTGTGTTTCTAAATCAGAAGGTTTGTCGATTGAATAAAATTGAGTTGTAACGGAGGTTTCCCATTGATTCTTAGAATCTATTGAATGTTCAAGACCTGTAATAATGTACCCAAACCTATCTTGATATTTGCTTGGAAGTACTCCTGCTCCTACTTTAAATGCTTGTCCTATTATAAATCCACCAATTCCATCTGTCTTAAATGAAAGTTCTACAGGAACAAGTCCTGGTAGCGCTGCTTTGTTTTGTATCCTGTATTTTGTTACTACATTGGCTACTGTCCATTCGGCATGCATGGTTTTGATAGCTTCCATATCCTTTTTTAGGTACCCATCAGTAGAGTTAAATTTACCAAATACTTCAACAACATCTGTTAACCAGGTTGCCGTTCTTTCTTCCCGCTCTTTTGTTGCATTTGCTAATTCTTGGACTGCCTCTTTTGATATTGTAGTTTTTACTACTTTAAGTCTATCAATTGTTCCAGCATTCCATTTTAGTATGTTTTCTATATACTCATTTGTACCTGCTGCACTTCCCTGTGCTGCTATTGATATTTGCGATCCTATCTCGTTTGATATTTTACTACTAATTCCTACATTAGTAAATACACTCTCAATCCCTGCAAGCATAAATACTGGGTGGTCTTGCGAACTTTCTGGCGTGTTGTTCCTATCAACTATGTACCACGTTCCGCCTTCATCTTCTTCTTCGTATGCTAGTCCTAAATCATTTATTCCTCCTAGAGCCGTATTAATTCCTTCTAAAATAGTCTCAGTAATATCGTGCATACTTTTATCAAGTTTTCCATCCTTGTCTAAAGCTTCGTCTAGTACTGTTTTTAAGTAGGGAAGAGATATAAAAATGTTTAATACATCATCTGTATCTCCTACAGGAGCAAATCCTGTTTGTGGTGAAGTTACTTCAATAACTTCTCCCGTAGCTAGTTCTCCTTTCTTTACTAAAACACAAAGAGTTGGATCAATTGAAAAGTGTTCTGGGCTTGTTAAAAATTTGCTTGACTTTGTGAGGTCTGTATTGAACCTAGTTACTGTTCTATCTGGTGTACCTTTTGTCTTAGTTGTGTCTACTGGACATATTAGTGTATTAAAAATGTCTAGGTAAAGTCGTAGTGATATCCAGTGCATTGGGGTATCATCATCCCCCCAAAATCCATGTAACTGTACGTCTTGGTAGTACCCTAAGTGGTCCAGTAATAATCCATCACCAATAGGAGCTATTACTTCTCTAATTGTAGTAGTGTTAAAGCTGGGTTTGATTAATTCTGATACTTTGCTTATAAAGTAGTGGTAAATACTCTTGCGCTGCTCTTTTCCCTCATCAGTTTTTGCATCTTCTAACTTAGCTCCTCTTTGTGCTGGATCAAACCGTGTTTGTACAGATTCTAGTATCTCTCCTGTAGATATTATAGAAACGCTACAATCATATCCTCCATCAGGTGTATAGTTCCACGAAAAGTTTTTAATATAACCAATCATTCCCTCATAATTATTACAAGTAGAGGTTCTTATTGCAGCAATGTCCTTGGTTAGTTGTGACATTGTAACTCCTTGTTGATAATATCGATTACCTATTGTTTCTATATCTTTAAAAAAAACTCCACTATTGTCTATATACATTGAGTGCCCCCACTCTAAAAGAACTGTATATCCTGGTCGAAGATATATTGTTTCCATTATTTCAAAATCTTCTAACGTCCAGCATATAAATTTTACTTCTGCTTCTCTTAAGGTTCCGTAAGTGTTTTTTGATTTAACTGTCATGGAAGTAATTCCTGGCATTGGTCTTATGCCTGTACTATCTTTCCTGTTGTTGTATGCTGCATTTTCATTATATTGACCTGAGGTATCTATTCCTTGTCTTAGTCCTCTATCCGGCCTAAGAACTCCTCCCATAAGTATATTATATCCTGCTAATTGATTGCTTCCAAGTATTGTGGCTGGGTCTGTTCCTGCTCTTAGGCTTGCAATCTCTGCTTCAGATAGTGTGTTTACTGATGATTGTAATTTTATCCAAGCTGTCTTAGAATTTAGGTAAAGTAAATCGTCCCTTGTTCTTCCTATCCTTTTTTCTATAACCTTTTTTCTAGCTGCAATTTGAGCAGCAACTAAAGGGGTAACTGGTGAACCTATTCCTCCTGCCATTATCTTGTGCTATTTATGTCCCTGTATAGTTGTATTATGTTTTCTTTATTTGCTGGTATTCTTAGCTGAATTCCTGGCTCTACAATTAGCGATGCTCTTTCTGAATTATTTGCCATTGCAATAATCCACCATAAAGAATAATCACTATAAAATTGTTGTGCTAAAGTATCGTACCTATCACCTGCTGTAGAAATTACATAGTAGTCTTGATTAGATAAGGGGATATTTGGGTATATAGAATTATATATATACTCTATTCCGTCTGATGTTATACTACGTTCTGTGTTTTTATATCTGTTTGCCATTCTATGTTAGCGTGTATTATTTTTAAAAAAACTTGACTCCTGCATGTGAGTTTGTAAAATAATGTTTCAAGCCTGTTTGAGGTGCAAAGTCGTGAATTGGTTTAAATGCAATACTACAATCCATTACCATTGGCAAAACTTGTACATCTGTCTCAACATTTTCTGGCTGTCCCATTGCTATCTCCCAAGGTGCTTCATTTACTAAGGTGTACTTTACTGAGGTTATTATTCCTGGTATTTCGTCAAGATACGACCCTATTGTTACTCTAGCAAGCGTTCCTCTCATTAGTCCTGATGTTCCGTATGTTGGTGCAGTTGCAGATGCTAAATACACCATTTTTCTATATAGTGGTCTCATCTCTGTTCTTGTTGCTGCTGCTATTGTAAAAGATATAGAAACATCTCTATCAAACCCACCATAGGTATAGAAGTTTTCTGCCCTACCAGTATATTTACGTGCTTGCCAATCTGCACTAAAACTATCATCCATACTTTTTATATGTGCTCTAAAGTATAAAAAGCTTGATCCTTCTGGTGTTATTATCTCAAAAAAGAACTTAGCCATGTCTCTTGCTGCTAGTGCTGCATCTTGCCTACCCCCTACATCAAGCATATTTACCTGATCATGCTCTAGTTTTGTTGCAGGTGTGAAATAATCGACACCTGCTTTTGAGGTTAGTCCCTGATCTCCTAATCCTACTCTACGTTCCTTAACCACATCTATACCTGAACCTGAAATTATTTTTCTAGCTTGTTGGTCTTGTGAGTACGTACTCCCTGATTGGTAGATCCTATCTACCCCAGAGTTAGGTTGTGATTGGTGATTGTCAATGGATGCTGAGCTTATCTCTGCTATGGATGTAAAGTCGTGTTCTATTTCGTATAAAGGAAATGGTCCTCTAGTTGATATTGAATTTCCACCTAGTACGCTTGCTATATTTTCCTCAGTAGTAAATCCTGTATAGCTACTAGATTTTGTATTATTGTAGGGAGTTTTTATTCCTGAGTTTCCATTATCTCCTAAAGAAGAGGTAGGGAAGTTTTGATTTGAAATACTCTCTATTAATGTATCTGCTCCTGGTGTAGCAGTTGTCTCTACTCTTGAACCTTGTTGAAAAGGTGTATTAAATCCTGGAAGTGTTGTAGCTTCTCCTGTATCTGCATTTGTAGCTTGTACTGGTCTAATCTCTGCCTTACTTACTGGAATTACCTTTCCTCTTGATGCTAAAGTACTATTGTAAAACTCTTTACTTGCCCATTCCGGTATAGGGGTATTCTGGACTTCGTTATTATCTGTATTTACTTTTGCATTATAGTCATATAAGCTAGGGGTAGGATTAAACTTTCCAGTAATTTTAGAAGTTTCTCCAAAATTTTCGTACTCTTTATTTATTGTATTTGGTACTGTCTCTCCATTTAGCGCATACTGTGCTCCCTCAACTCCTCCTGCTCCAAAGAATGAAGCAAAAGCACTATGGGTTTTTCCATCTGATAGGTATGTGTCGGTTCTAAAGCCTTTTAAAAAGTGGGTACCTGTTCCATTTACAGGAACTTGTATTAAGGTTGATCCTGCAATCTTAACTGTAGTAAGTAGGGTACTTCCAACTTGTTGAAGAACTGCTCCAACTAGAGACTTTCCCTTTTTTTGTGCTTTTTTAATTCTTTGTCCTACTCCAATTTGCTGTAAAAGAGCTTCATGAAGTAAGTACTTTATACCTGGTTTTCCAACTAGCATTTGGGCAATACGGGAAACATCGTCAATGCGATGTGAAATTTCTGCTCCTATTTGACTTCCTGGTGCTTGTCCTATATTCTTAGTTATAAGAGGTTTGTCACTCCCAAGAGGCATTGAGCTATACTTCAGACTTTTAAGATCCGTTTGAAGATTTATTAATCCGTTTGCCATTTAGTCTTTTATTATCCTGGTAGATTATCTAGATAAGGAAGTTGTTGTCCTGTAGGAGAAATAACTGGCTTAATACCATCTAAGTCTAATTCAGAAGGGCTTTGATCAATATCTGGTTGATCATTAATGGATGATTGATAATGTAATCTTGACTTTGGATCAGCACTCGGTATGATTCCTGGTGTTGCTCCGCTTAATCCTAAGTTAGATGTTGGTAATAGATCTAATAGTCCCATGTTAATTGTATTTTAATTTATTATAAATAGTTTGTTTATGCCGATTTGTAACTTCCTAAAATTTGTGCTTTACCTACTTTGTTTGAATCCATATATACTGTACCTTCCTTTGCAAGTATTTTATTTAATATAGAACCCATCTCTGCTCGCAATGCTGCTAGTTCTGATACTACTGGTCCCATGTCTGCAGCGGCACTTGAAATACTTTGTCCACTAGTTGCCTCCTTATTGCCAACAAGATCTGTTCCTACTTTCATACTGCCGTCTTTTGCAGTATATATAGAATCATCTTGATTTAACTTAACAGTGTCTGTTCCTGTAAATAGTGTTGGCCTTCCATCAGCTCCAATCTCCCCATCACTCATAGACTTCAGCGCTGCGTATCCTGCTAATGCTGCTCCTACTACTACAACTGTACCGATTCCTAGAGTTAATGCAGACACTCCCATTAACGCTGCGGCTGCAATTGCCATCTCAACTATTAACCTTCCAGCTCCTAATACTGTGTTTTTTATAATACCTGCTCCTTGAGCTAATATTGAGTACAAAGTAGTTTGTTGAATTGCTGCTCCAATTGCTGCCAAAGTATTCCCACCTGTCATTAAAGTAAGTTTATACATTTCGGCTGCATTTTGGAAGCCTAAATTTGCCAATATGGTAAGTCCTAATCCTAGTTCTGATGTTTTTGCTGCTGCTATGAATGCTTGTGCTGCTCCAATTGCTGTCGTTGCTGCAAGTATTCCTGTATTTACTAATTGGATTCCTTTGAAGATTCCAAATACTGTCATTAATGGTCCTACAATTCCACTAACTGCTGATGACATTTTTGCTATTACGAAGGCGATTGGTTGTACAATGTTTGCTATCATCTCTGCTATCGGTGCAAGTGCTTCTAAAATTGGTGCAAATGATTGAGCTAGTTTATCTAACGATACTTTAATTCTATCTTGAATACTTGCTTGCTCTAGTTGCTCGAGTGTCATATCTCCTGCAGCTTCTATAGCTTCTTTACTAGCACCTGCTCTCATTAACTCTAACTGTGCAGATTTAGCTAATTCCTCCCTAGACATTCCTAATGCTTTTGCCAATGATTCCTGTTGCAAGCGATTCATTTTACCAAACTCAGCAGCGGAAGCTCCGTTCTTTGCTAATTCTTTTGATAATCCTGCAAGGTCATTGCTTAGTGCAAATTCTCTAGCTTTTTCTAAATTAAGGTCCTTTCCTGTAAGTAGTTCAGCTTCTAATTCATTTGAAATAGATGATTGGAAATCTGTTAAAGAACTTGCTATTTCATCTACTCTTTGTAAGTTTAATCCTAAAGACATTGCTGCTGTTGCCGCTGCAGTTATCTTTTCAGGATCTCCTCCTAAAGATAGTGAAATACTGTCTGAGGTGTTTAGTACTTCTTGTAGTACTGCTCCGTGTGCTAATACTGACTTATTGGTTGCGTTATAGTTGTTTGTAGCTTTTATTATCCCTTTTTGGTATGCCTCTATCCCTACTCCTGCAACTTTACTTCTTATTCCTAAGTTTGCTGCTTGCTTATCGCTTAATCCTAGTAAATTCTTTGCTTGTGCTAATCTACCTAAATCCTCAGCAGAAAAAATAGCTCCTGCTGATAGGCTCATTTCTTTTGTAAGTTCTGTCATTACTTTCAGAACATCTACTGAAGAGGCAAAGCTACTATTCATTCCTGCTGTACTTACAGCATTTTGCCCTGTAAGCCTTGTATACTCAACTCCTGCTGCATTTACGTCTAAAAAAGCACTATAGATTTTACCCATTATAAATAACGGGTCCATCATTCCTTTTGCTAGAACTGCTACTGTTTGTCCTATTGCCTTACCTGCGTACGCAAATCTACGACCAAAGCCAAGAGCTTTATCTCCATTTAGCTCAATTTCTTTGCGCATATCTTCTCGCAACTTGGAGTTAATCTCTTCAATTTCGTCTTGAACATGTGACATTCCAAATTTAGAAGCAATACTCGCGGCTGCTGATAGGGCTGCTCCTGTCAGTCCAAAAGTTTTTGAAGTTTCTTTCTCTAGATTATATCTCTTTTCTGCAGCTACTTGAATAGCTTGGTACGAGTCTTTCTGCTGTTGAAAGGCAGTCAATATATTTAACTCATCTTGTAATTTCTCCTTTAATTTTTTAGTTGCACTAATCTGTGCTTGGTTAGTTAGCTGATTAATTCGAAGTATTTTTTTTTCATTATCCAGTATCTTGGCCTGTACGCTAAGATTTCCTGCTACATTTTGTGCTTCAATTTGAAAGTTTTTTAATTTAGTAGATGCCTCTCTAGCTAAATCTTTTAATCTTTTTTCACTAATTGCGCTAAGCTCTCTTTCTTCGTCTACTAGCTGTTGACCTATTGATACTAGTCCTGACATTGCTTTCTTTGCTCGTACTATCGGACCTTCTTGTTTTTTTAGCTCATCTACAATAGCTTTTGCTAAATCTAAACTATCATTTAAGCTTGCATTGAACTGATTTGTACTAGCTGTTAAGCCATTGACATACCCTTCCATAGCCTTTAGCTCCTGAGCTATTTTGCTGGTGTTGCCGTTAGCCTTGTTTATAGCATCAGCAAATACATCGGCATTTTTTCCAATTCCAAGTAATCTCTTCTCAAGATCTTTAAAATCTTTTAACTGTTGTGGAGTAAGGCTTTTTGCATTTACTGGTATTGCCATGATTGTTTATTATCAATTTATTATAAATAGTTAAAGCTTCTATTATCTAGAAGCTTTTGTACTATAGTCTGGTGCTTTTATTTTTCCATCTTGTAAAATGGATTGCTGTCCTGATTGGGCTTGCTTCTCCTTATTTTCTTTTGTATACCAATCAAGCATAGTTCTAAAAGTGAACTTTCTTAACCAAATTGGAAAATTATATACTGTATCAAAACAATACCCACCTTTTCCATGAAATACTATTTCGTGGATTTCTTTAAAGAGTTTGGCCCTATACTCCTGCGTCAGGCCAAAGAAATGTAACCCCAATAGGAACATCTACCCCTCCTTCTGGTCCATCTTCTGGGAAGAATCTTAAGTCAATGTCTGGTTGTGTGTTTCTAATGTGCTCTCTGAATGCTCTTGAATCTCTTGCAAGTAGGAAATTGTCAACAAAATCTCTAATATTTTTTGTCTCAGAATTTCCTTCTACTGATGTTATTATTGTTTTTAGCCTAGTTGAGAGTTCTGCTGAGGAGTCTTTGTTGAACTTTTTTAATCCTTTCACTTCCTGGTCGATTGCAATTTCGTCAGCATGAGTAGCCAGTTTGTAGGTCACTGTTGTACCTGTACTAGGCATTGTAAATGTAAATTGATTCTTTCCTTTCTCTAAGGCAGTGTAGTCAATGTCTTTAGATTTTAGTTCAGATAAATCAACTGTATGCTTAGTTCCTTTATAATCAAACTCGTAATCTTTTCCATATCCTAAAACACGAGAAGCAATTAAAATTGCATTTTTATCTCCTACTAAAAGATCTCCGTAATTAATTGGAGTTACAATAAGAGATTGTAATAGCTTATCAATAACTACTCCTTGTTGAATATAGTTTTGATTAGTTAGGATATCCTCCTCACGAGCTGTCATATATTTCATCTCAATTTTACCTTCTGCTAGTGCAGAATCCTTTGGATAAAGTAATCCTTTTGATGGTAATTCTACCATTTCGGTAGGAAATTTTTGCTTTTGTTCCATAAATTTTATTTGTTAATAACTTATTCTATATATAAATATACGAATATTAATTTTTTAAAACAACAAAGCCTGCTCTCCTTTGTAGATTTTCCATCCTCTTTCTGCGATACCCTCTTTGTGCTTTAATCTACACTGTAGTGTTGAATATGCTATTCCTGTAAGTTTTGAAAGTTCTGGGTAGCTTCCTGCTGTGTGTTTTTGTCCTGATTCAAAAATGACTGTGTAAGGTCCTTTAGCTGCTTTTGCCTGTAGGCCTGTTCTTCCTGTTTGATCTTCTTTTCTTGCTTGAGCTAGTTTTTGTCTTCCTTCTTCACTTATATCAGACTTCATTCCTTTAAATACTCTTGAAGAATTGTTTGTATTTCCTTTTTGAGCAATTCCTATATTTTTCCTATGTTCTTCTGTCTTTTTTCTCTTCCATAGGTCCTGTAAAATTCTTCTAGCGTCTCCATACTGCTCTTCTGTTAGTTGCCTTTTTCCATCATAAGAAATTCTATGAAAAGCCCATAGCATTTTTCTACCGTACACACTGTGATGTTTCCAATACTCTGCTAATATCTTATGAACTGTATAATGTTCTTCAGGTGTTAGTAGTATTGTTATTGACTTTTTATTAAAACTTTTAGGAATAATATGATGTGCTTCGTAATAAGTCCCTTGACCTTTTTCTCTACCTTCTTGTAATACTTGTCTAATAATTTTAAAATACTGTTTCATAAAAAATGCCTATTTACTTTATTATAAATAGGCATAAATTTTATAAACCAGTAATTTAGGGTACAGTATTTAGTAGTTAAGCACTGCGTAGTCCATTGCAATTGAAATTCCTATCTCTACTACTCCGTCAGCAGAAGTCCAGTCAAATTGTCCAAAATCTCCTTTTGTTAAAAAAGCTCCTTTAATAATCCACTCTCCTACGATATCCCCTACAGGACCTAGAATGTTTAGAGTTAAATCTTTTTTATAGAAATCTGAATAACCTGCTCTACCTGTTACTGATTCGTATCCTAAACGAGCCCATTCCATTACGGCTTGTGCTCCAGAAGGAGTGATTGGTGAATATAAAGTCATATCCATATTTTCCCAGTTTCTTTTTCCTCTTATTTTTCTGTAAGAGTTGATGTGATCAAGTTTGATCTCTGAATCTGTGAAGTTAGGAGCTTTCACGTTTTTAATCATGAAGGCTGGGATGTTATCTATATACATTACAAACCTGTGTTGAACCATTGGTTCGAAGGCTCTGAACATTATTTCGTTTGGATCTAATACTGCCATTTTATTTTATTTATTTTATTATAAATATCT